GTGGTCGGCGCGGTCGGCGGAGTCGGCGGAGTCGGCGGAGTCGGCGGAGTCGGCGGCGTTGTCGGCGGCGTATAAAAAGATTTTAAAGTACGGTCTTAAATTATGCAAATAGCTGAATTTCAGAAGTGTAGTAAATGGGAACAGGAAGTTGTTGTACTTCTTGAACGAATACTAAAGGAATTACGAAGTCTTAATGAGGTAGGACAATGACGATTGTGAACGCACTGGCCGTTATTGGATTTATGACATGCGCCGTAGTTGTGTTGGCTGGAATATTGTTGGCGAGTGACATTGCCAGAATTCAAAATGAAATGCGGAGGGAGCAGAAGAATGGAAACGATTGTCGTTAAAGAGTCAGTAAAAGGGAAGTTTGGGCCACAACTGAAAGACGAAAAGGGATATCTGTCTTTTGGAAAGTTCTACAAGGGTGATACGGAGTTTTCTGCTGGAACGGTGTTAGAAGCTGACCTTTACATTACGCAAAAGGGCGCGCGTTATATCAATAGCGTCAATGTTGTGAAACCCACCGAAGCGAAGAAAGAAGTTGTTGAGGAGAAAGCCGTCGAAAAGCCTGTTGAAAAGGTCGCTAAGAAGGCAGCTAAAGCCGTAGCATTCGGTCGTGATCTGTCCGACTATGAGCTTCAGAAGGACCGACGGATTGGAATTGCAGGCGTCGTTCAAGCGATTGTCGGGTCTGAGTGGTACGCACAACAGGCAGCTCTTACGGACCTTTCAAATAAAGACTCCGTTCAGGCATTACGTGACTTTGCAAAGGAAGAAGCCGAGTACTGGCTTTCTGTCATTCAGGAGAAATCTATCTAATGAATCCGGTCCCCTGCACAAGCTGCTTTGGTTTAGGCTGGAAGTTTGTCGGATTTAACGGCCTATCAACGCAGATTGTGTGGTGGGATGTTGAAGGTCAGCCGTATAAAGAACCATGTAAAAACTGTGCTGGTAGGGGAGTGCAGTACAAAGACGTTCAACAATACTGAGGGGCTAATGCAAAAATCATTCTCATTCGATGGACAGCATGTACTGGAGTTTGACGACGCGACACATAGGTACACGCTGGACGGTAAACGTGTAGTTGGAGCCACAACCATTGGCTCTGCCTATCCAAAGGGTGAAGGTCTCATTCGCTGGATGATAGAGCAGGGAATTGACGAATACGTCAATAAGACGAAATTAAAGGCAGCATCGAGTATTGGTGACGTTGTTCACGATTACGCCTACTGTATTGAAAAGAAAAAGCCGTTCGATATGACGAAGGTACAAGACCATCCAGACGCGGCCACTATCAAGGTGGCGATGGACAAAGTCGATAAATACATCTCACAAAACGGTGACGAGATTGTAATGGCGGAAGACGTTATTGCGTCTCCGAAACTTATGGTTGCGGGAAAGCTGGACACGCTTCGCCGTCGCAAGGGTAAGTTGATTGTTGGGGACTATAAAACATCGAAGTCAATATACATTTCAGCATTACATCAAACGGTGCTCTACAAACTCATGTTGAAAGAGTGGCACAACATTGACATTGACGCTGTTGAGATTGCGAAGTTTGGGAAGAGTAAGGCAGAGCCGTTATTTGAGACGTGTTACGTTGACGCTGACTCCATGGTGATTAACGGGACCTACTACGAATACCCCGGCATTATGGCAGAGCTTGAGAAGCAGACAATACGCAATGTGCAGACATATCGCCATCAAACAGGTCCAGATAACTTTCTTTATAGGAGATTAAAGAAATGAAACCTTGTCCTAAATGTGACGGTGAGGGCGGATGGTGGATAGGTCACGGTGGAAACGAGCGGGAAAAAGACTGTGAGTATTGTAAAGGTACGGGACAGATTGAGGGGGACGAATGAGCCGTATTGAGAAGGGCCTTAATTATGTTGCCTATCAAATCTATAGCCTTTTAATGTGGGTTACAAAGTGAATGAATCTCTTAATAGATCAAATCAGGGACCAATACCGTCTGCTGAACCACGGCAGCGATTACACACGGGTGAGGTGCGGAAATGCTGACGATGGACGCACGATATCAGAATCGAGAATTAGAGGGATTAATGAACTCATCGACTGGGCAAAGGAATTTAGTCTTAAAGGAAACCTTTATATCGGAAGGAACCCTGTCGACGCCAAGGGCGAAGTGTGTAGGGCTACTAGTTGGTCCGTCGACATTGACCCTAAGCATCCTCCTCGAACTGCCTGTAGTACGGACGAGCTCTCTAAGGCATTACGAGTCGGAGAGCGAATTCGGGAAACCTACGGAGATGGTTGTATATGTACGAGCGGGAATGGGGCACTACTTCTCTTTTCTATACCGGGGAATGAAGTATCAGATTTACAGCTTTTTCAAAGACAGTGTCAAATCGTTGAAAAACAAATTCGGGAACAATTTCAAACTGAAGAGGTACGAATAGATGCAACCTACGACATTGCGCGACTGGTTAAGCTTATGGGTTCTGTCAGTGTCAAAGGGGATAAACGATACTGGAGACACGCGAGATTCATTACTAAGCCTGTATTTCATTCAGGACGACGTAGAGTTTTTAACGTCATTAAAGGAACTGCACTACCACAATCCGACAATCTTTCTGGATTGGACAGTCAAACAGTTTCAGAGTGTGACAAAGCCGTGGCCGTCTCTCCAGTGGACGCTAAAAGTACAGAGGTCCGACTTGGACCGGGAGCTCGTCTGGAACTCGCGGAGAAGTCCCTTAGAAGGTTGGCCCCAAGTAGAGCCGACGACTACGACTCTTGGTTACGAGTCGGTATCATTCTCAAGGAATTCGGACCCGCTGGATTCAGAATGTGGAAAGAATGGAGTGACCGATGTCACACAAAAGAGCGAGAGCGATTTGAAGTTGGAGACATGGTCTCAAAATTCAACGGATTCAGAGCTGACCAGACAATCACCGTCGGAACCCTCAAACACTGGGCTGACACCGACGACCCTGCACAACAGCGGACCGGAACACTATTGTCAGGAGTGCTGCGAAACGACGTCTTGCGAGATGTGTCAGGGTCAGGAACAGTGCTATGGTTCCCCGGTCAGCCAATTAGTTCAGGAAGTGGAGGACAAGATAATTCCATCGGAATGCGGAGCCTTTCTACAGGCTATAAGTGGCTCGACGGAAAATTACACGGAGGCTACCGAAGTGGTGTGGTCTACGGAATCGAAGCGGCTACAAATGTTGGAAAGAGCGCATTCCTTATTCAGGCTGCTAGATATTTGTGCGAAGCAGGCCACAAAGTTCTATTTGTCACTACAGAAAACTCAATTGAAGAAGTCTGTCAACGTTACTGGGCCGTCGCAACAGGACTTTCTACAGCTTCGATTTCTAATGGAAGCCTTACTGAAGACGGGCGTAGAGCATTGGAACGCTATCAAGAGCGATTCAGAGAACACAAACTCGGAGTCTGGTACACAACAAGTCCGAACACAGCGGAAATCGAAAGACAAATAAATGAGTTTAAACCAGACATCATTCTATGGGACTACTTCCAGCATTTCGAGACCGGAACCGAGAGCCGACAAATTCAACTTGGATCATTGGCGAGATGGTACGAATCTACAGCCATTAAGTATTCACTCCCGGTCGTCGTTGCGGCACAGTTGCATGAACGTTATGACTTCAAAAACAACAAAAGGATGCCCTCACACAAGGGAGATGTCAAAGATTGCAAAACTTTTAACGACGTGTGTAAGACAGTCATCGTGCTCGATTGGACACAAACGGATCAAAAGACGGAAGACGGTCCAGTACTTGTCAGAGTTGCCCTTGACAAGAATAAAGGTGGTCAAGGCGAAACAAGGCTCTTATTACACCGTGCAATTCCGAGGTTTGACGAAATATGAATAACAACCCGTATCGTAGATTCTGCCGTGAGTGGTGGAGATACTATTTGCGCATCCCACAAAACACGTATGAATTCGTCAAACGAATTATTGACTATGCTCCGATTCTTTGGAATGACCGGGACTGGGACTATTCATTTCTACTTCGGCTACTGAAGTTCAAACTTAGTCGAATGGAGACCGTGTGCGGATCGCCAAAGAGTCATGCTGCTGATTGGGAACAGATAAAGGTGGAACTGGCAACAGCACAGTTACTTATTTCAAAGATTGAAGATGATCCAGATGATGAGTGGTCCTTACATTGGGACCAGTACCATCTGTCACGCTGTAAAGATAAGTGTGAATGTGATACAGCACGTTTATTGTCAGAACAACGTCGGATTCGTAATTGGCATGCATTATGGAAGTACTTAGATAAACACATGCCGAGATGGTGGGATTAGTTTGTCTGAGGAATGCTGGAGTTGCGGACGTCCATTGTGGACTTGCGAACTACGCCATTTGGTGTTGCCCATGATTAAGGGTGTTATTCAGGGATTGTGTATAGGAGCTGTTATCGGGACGTGTGTAGCTCTTCTTCAGAATCTGATTACTTGGGGGATGTCCTCATGATGAAACGGTGTTCATTCTGCGAAGAGCCGTTTGTTGATGGTGAGACCGTCAGCATCATTGCTGATTGTGCATTTCATCTTATTCCGTCTAAGGTGAACTTCGCTCTATCTAAAGACATGTCCATTAACAACATGTATCACCAAGAATGTTTATTGATGGTGTTAAAAGAGGACTACTAATGGAAACCAACGATTACGGAACTGAAGAATCGCTTATTCCGCTTTTATTTGTCACGGCAATGATTATGGGGATGTTATTCGGTAGCTACAAACTTGGTCGTTCACTCGAACGACGGGCCTTGACGGCAGCCTTGGCAGACACAATTCAGTCCGTATACATGGATGGTAAGACGGACGGAATGGCCGGATGTTTACAGAGGACGAAATGAAGACTGACGTTAGGGCGTACATAGCAACCAAGATGACAGGATTAAACAAAGACGACATTGTTGCTAGAGCAAAGCGCGTCTGTGAAATTATGACAGAAGCCGGAATAACACCCATTAGTCCTGTTATTGAGGAGCACGTTAAAGACGAGCCCGTAAAGCTTATTAATGACGACAAAGTACGTCTCCTTGGATTCTGGAAACGGGATAAAGAGATTTTGATTAAAGAAGCGCATGTGATGCTTTGGGATCACGCGGAACAGAAGAGTTTTGGAGCTGAGAGAGAAATGGCGTTAATGCGTTTCTGTCTTTGGAAGCCGTTAGTTATTTATGTTCCACCGGGAACACCGACAAGTGTTGCTCCATTCGAGGACGATGCTGTATTTACGTCCGTTCACGCTGCTGCGAAGTACATAGTGGACAATTGGGGAACTGGACATAAACGACGCGTTTGGCGTTTAAGAATGCTTATGAGGACGTTTCCTCAGTGGGTGTGGCGTCAAATTTTAGGATGGCGTTAAGGAGACTATATGCCTCATATTTTAGCTGATCGACGGCAGTATTGTGACAATCTCATAGGCGTAAAGTCATGGGGAGAGTTGCATTACTTCTTTGGACAACAGATGCAATTGCAGTTTCTAGCTAACCCCTGTTACGACACGATACGTAATATTCGACGCTTCTTTGTTCAGACGGCCCATAGACAAGACTATTTTAAGAAGGTTAGACAGGCCTTGCGATGTCCTATGGACGACGTTCTTAATGAAGCGGACCTAGCATGGGAGATTTTCACGGCTGAGGTTGTCGTGCCTTACGAAGACGTCAAGGCTCTTGAGAATGGTCACGCATACCAGAAGTCTCTAGAAGTTATTCGTAAGAAATTGGATGAAGTTATGGTGAAGAAACAGACAACAGGGCTCATTCTACCAAATGAGGTAAAGAAATGATTTTAGTTGGGATTAGCGGCAAAAGACGCAGCGGAAAGGACTTACTGGCTTCCTTTCTTGTTAAGGAATATGGGTTTACACAGGTGTCATTAGCACTTCCGCTGAAGAATCTCTGTAAGACGATGTTTGGCCTTACGGAGGATCAAGTTAATGGGCCGGACAAAGAAAAGCCCACATGTCATATTGTCTCACCACGTCACATTATGATTGAGACAGGGAAGTTCTTTAGGACTATCTATCCTGACGTGTGGGTTGACCAGCTATCAAACTACTTACTGAATGACTGTAAGCAACAGAAAAAGAAATATGTGATTAGCGATGTTCGGTTTTCTAATGAAGCCGACTGGGTTAAGGAAAACGGTGGATATTTAATCCGGCTTGAACGTGCTGTTGAGTTGACAGGTGAACCAATAGACGACCCTAGCGAGACACAGCTAGATCATTACGAGCATTTTGATTTGCGCGTTCCAGAATCTATGAATGTTGACGCTGCTGACATGGCTTATACAGCCGAAAGGGTTAATGAACTTATTCATGGACGAATCAGCGCTTAACGAACAACCAGAAGACATTCTGGACTACTTAACGTGGGGAGTTAAAACGCGGGGGGCTACATTATTTATTAACCCCCGCGCCTACTTCCCTGCTGACGTAAAGACGGTTGTTATTGATGTTGAGACGGACGAGGCAGATAACTTCGTCGGACTTGGTACAACGTGGAGCCACGACAGAGTTTATTACTACACGGAACTTAGCGAATACCTACTGAAGTCTCTGTCCGGTGTCAATCTTATTGGACATAACATTAAGTCTGATGCTCAATGGCTGCGTAAATGGGGCATTAATATAACACCGGAACAGCTTGTTTACGACACAATGCTGGCGTCGTATGTGCAGGATAGCACAAGGAGAAGTCATGCTCTCAAGGACCTTAGCTCAGAATTATTTGGCATCAAAAGACCATCATATAAAGATATTGTCGGAAGAGGCAAGCAGAAAGTCACGCTTGATAAACATCCTATTGATCTTGTGGCTAACTACTGTGGCTGCGATGTCTTGGATACTTACAAATTATATGAATATTTTACCAAGGTTCTATCACTAGAGCAGAGGGCGTATTTGGAAGAAATAGAACTTCCAACAATGCGGGCATTGATGTTAATGGAAGAACGGGGAGTGAGTGTCAATGCTGAATACCTTAAAACTCTGGACAATAAGTTTACTTTGGAAGTTAAGCGATTGGTTGAAAGAGTCCGATCCATTTCTTGCACCATCGAAAATGTCAATTCTGACAAACAGGTTGGCGACTTCTTGGTATCTAAAGGTTTTGCTCTCCAAAAAACAGCAACAGGAAAGAACAGCGTCAGCAATAAGTCTCTGGAGCCGTATCAAGGCGTTCCTTTCATCAAGACGTTAACGCGTTACTCGGAATTAGAAAAACTTCTCTCTACGTATACAGGGCCTTTATTGGAGGCGTCTCTTGGACAATCTGTTTATAGTTTACACGCGAGCTTCAATCAAGCTATTACTCACACTGGTCGCCTTAGTTCTAGTAATCCAAATCTTCAGAATATTCCTACGCGTACCGATACCGGAGCTCTTGTTCGTCGGGCTTTCATTGCTCCTACTGGATGCATTCTTATAGACGCTGATTACAGTCAAATCGAACCCCGGCTATTTGCACACGAAAGCCAAGACCCTGAGCTTTTAAAAATCTTTAGAGAGGGGCATGACCTATATGACTATGTTGCTGCTGCTATCGGTTCTAGTCGATCTGTCGCTAAGACAGTCTGGCTCGCGCTAAGCTACAACGCCGGACCTTTCAAGATATCACAGACGGCAAAGATTCCCATAAGTCAGGCGTACACGTTTATTAACAAGATGAAACAGAAGTTTAGTACGGCTTTTAAATGGAAAGAAGCGACGATTCTAAAGGCCAGTTCCGATAAGTACGTTAACACATTGTACGGACGCAGAATTCCAATTCAGGAAGAAGGCCTAGCCCCGAATTACAAGATACAGGGGTCGGCTGCTGAAATCATGAAGAAAGCCATTATTGCAACGTCTGAGTTTAACCCCGTATTAACGGTGCACGATGAGCTTCTATTCCAAGTGAGACAGTCAGACAGGTTCCCATATGAGGTTGTGGATTCAATTAGAGGACGTATGGAAAACGCCGCAAAGCTGTCAGTCCCTCTTTTAGTAGAAGTTGGGACGGGGAGTAATTGGCAAGATGCAAAAAATTAATGTCCTTGACGAGGCTGAATTAAGGCAGGAATTCCGTAGGCACTATCAGGAAATCGGAATGGCGGGTTGTTTACAGATACTGTATGAGCTTCTGCGTTCTGGAGAGATTTTAGCTGACGTTATGTACGAGGAAATGAAGAATGAAAAATAAAAAGGAATTTAACCTGCTGGGGAAGATACGGTCTGCAATGCGTAATATTTGGCGCTATAGTCCTTCGCATAGAAACGCCATTAAGGCTGCTAATCACGGCGGGGAATTCATGTGCCCTCATTGTGCTAAGAGCTGGCCTATTCAGCTCGCCACTCCAGACCACGAACCACCTTTAGGGTCGTTTACGCTGGAGACGTTAGGGGACTGGACCAATAGGCTTTTTTACGGCCCTGTTACTGTGGTGTGTAAGCCTTGCCATTCTGCAATTACAAAGAAACAACGTAAGAGCAAACTGATATGAAACTCCTGCTCTGCCCCGAATGTGCTGACGTCAGAAAGCTTGCTTACAACGCTGTGACTTATTGTGAATGCGGAAAGTCGTACGGAATGTATAAGGACAATATTAATGCAGTTATTGGTGGTAAAGCAATACCGATTGCACTTGATAGTCATGAACTTGTTAAAGCCATTCAACATAAGCCGTGCAGAGCATACGATTCTAGAAATCAGTTCACAGGATGGGTTATTGCAATGCCTTGTCCATCCGTAAGGAAGATGAGACTAAAATGAATCACTGTTTCTTAATGAACGCTGAAATGGCTGAGGAATTCTTTAAACGCTGTGTTGCTGCTAACGCAAACACGGAAGAGGAGAGAACAGCAATTCTCTTGGACGTGAAAAAGGAGAATAAGGCTGAATACATAGGAAGCACAGAATTGGGAAGGGCTACGCTGGCTAAGAAGCTAAATGCTGCTTACATTGGAAAGAAAGTGAAACCGTCTGTGAAGCCGGAGGGGAAATGAGCGTTCCTAAGTGTCTTGTTGTGGATATTGAAACTCTGCCTATGGAAGTGTGGGTGTGGGAGCTTGGTAAGCAGTACGTAGGGCTTGGACAACTTAAAAAAGATTGGAGCATTGGGGCATGGTCGGCTAAATGGCTTGGGGATTCTCCAAGTAAGCAGGTGTATTACGACCAGCGTAATTCAAAAGACCCATATAACGATAAAGCTATTTTAAAGCCTCTGTGGAAGCTGCTAGACGAAGCAAACATTGTCATTACGCAAAACGGGGAGAAGTTTGACGGACCTAAGCTTAACGCCAAGTTCATTCTACAGGGGACTAAACCCCCCAGCCCGTATACGCATTTGGACACATATAAAATTGCTCATAGGGTAGCTGCATTCACGTCTCATAGCCTTGAGTATTTAACGTCAAAGCTCTGTACGAAATACAGAAAGCTCAGTCACACGAACTATCTCGGTCTGTCTCTTTGGAAAGCCTGTTTACGTGGGGATATGAAGGCGTGGGACGAGATGAAGAAATACAACATTCACGATGTTCTTTCAACGGAAGAACTTTACACGAAGCTTGAGGCTTGGGTGCCTACAACAATGCCTAGCCCATACGTCGACATTGTCGTAAAGCCTAAATGTACCTATTGTAGTTCCTACCGTATGAAGGCGAGTGGTGTAAGAGGAAAATACAGGCGCTACGTCTGTTGTGCCTGTGGAAGATGGCAGCAGCATTTAATCGAGAAACTTGATTTAAAGGAAGCGGCCTAATGGAATGTAAACACTCATACGCTGACTTTGTTAGCTGCAAGGATGGAATTTCTACATGGCTCTGTAAAGCTTGCTCAGAGTTTTACGAGACCTATCATGACGTGGGGTGCGGGGGATAACGTCAATGAACCCTCTGAATTGGACACCGGGGGAGTGGATGGATTTCTATATCTGTTTCATTCTGACGGTGGAATATTTCTTTGGACGTTCAGACATGGACATTAAGAATGAAGAAAAGAAGAAAGCCAAAATACGAAGAGAGAAATACAGGTTTGAATTCCTGACAATAGGGGAACATAAATGACAATAAATATTATGTATGACAAAGAATTCGCTAAGAAGAGCCTTATTATTCTGGCTGTCTTAGCGTCTATCATTGGAGCCTATAAACTAGGGTTTAAACGCGGAATGACAGCTATGGCGAAGTATTTCATTAGCCTACAGGAAGCTCCTAGAGGGAACAGCGACGGCGAAACGGGGAATGTAGGACATTTTGGGAATTAAAATAGGGCTTGACAAAGACCTGTATTACGTGTATACTGAGTCTATGAACAAGCTGTTCCGACTACTAGAACTTTGTATCATTGTCGTTATTGTCAGCTATCTCGTCAAGGCAGAACGCAAAGCTGCTTTCCTAGAGGGACGAGAGATTGAGCGACAACAGTATTTAATGCCCGTAGAACAGTGTATGGACGAACAAGGGGCTTTCTACGGGAAAGATTTTGACAGTGTTAATAGACACGGTAAGTCGAATAAATAACGACACACTGTGACCCACACAAACATTATGGGCGGTCAGAGGCATACAAAATATGGAGGGTTGTTGCTTCCATGACAAAAGTATCAACGTCTGATAGATTGTAATGAGAACGTAGGAGGGTTAAACGAGTGCCAGCAATAGACCAACGAAAGCTAAAAGTCAGTTTACCGACGACGATTTAGTGAAATTGAAGAAAGAACGTCTTTGGCACAACAACCTAGAAGTGCATGGGGATAAGATTGTGCAGTTAATCAAGAGGCTAGAGGCCGCAGAAACGATCATAGAAGAGTCCGGCGTGGCCGATGAAGAGTACCGCTTGGATTATAATGGAAACTGTCAAAACCATTTCGTTTCTGATCCTTGTCCTGTCCCTATTTGGAGAGAAATCTGTGGCAAAAAACTACGGTAGCCTGAATGGCTACTTGCCCCGTTATACAGTCAAAACTTGACTTGTGTTGGCGTCGCTCTCGACGGTGTATGGGCGATTCGTTGGCATTAGGCTGGAAGATTTTACTCGTGGGTGTTAGAAGGGAACCCGGTCCCGACGGTAAGGGCCTCTAGCTTACCCACGAGCTAATTTAGCCCTAGAAGCCGATCCAAGCAATTGAAGTCCTATTAGGAGACCGGAAATGACTTTTAAAGTATCGATTTACAAAGAACCTTGGAATAATGGCCTGAGTATCCTGCTTTGGGAAGAACGCGATAGGCGCATCTTTGTGGCAAAGCCTATAGATTTGATGTTCTCCGAGGAAAAACGGGGGTATACAACTGAACCCACGATACGCTTCGATCACTTCTCAGGTCCCGCTTGGCTAAAGGCTTTCGCAGAGGCTTTGGACCAAAATGGCGTGAAAACAGATAGCGACGCTAAGTTGCTAGGAACTATTTCGGCAAAAGATAAGCACCTTGAAGATTTGAGATATTTGTTGAAGTTGCCAAAAGTGATCTAGCTTGTCGGCGTGTTTTTCGACGGTGATCATTTAAGGCGGTTGGAGGACTGGTGGAAGATTCTAAAAGACCAAAAATATGGGGTCCAGGTAGGCGTTGCGAACAGTGCGGAAATCCAACGTGGGGATGTGATTGCCCTGAACAATTTGAGGAGTAGTTTGTATGGCCCTAGAAGCTGCTCAGGAGGACCGTATGGATGCCGAGGCTGTAGCAGACAAGATGCTTGGAGGATTGTGCAACAGGGTTATCTCTCGGAATGAGTTAATAAAGGCCCTCCTCGCCGCTCGGGATGAGGGAGTAGATTTCGCAGCTCGTCAACACGCCAAACTTCGCCAAGAAACTTGGTTTATGGACGGATATAAAAAAGGTCAGATTGAGGGGTTGGAAGAATCTAAAAAACTCTGTGGAACATGTCTCTACGCTTGGACCGAGAAAGGGAATAAGCATAAGACTGACGGGCATTTATGCCCTCATTTACAGAGGGCTTTTGATAATGGGTTGGAAGAGGCGGCGAAGGTGTCGGAGTACAGTCAATACATAAACGAAGGATTAAGAATCGCCAATCTAATTCACGCCCTCAAGGGGAGGCAAGAATGAGCGAATTTATGCACGACCAGAAATGCGAATGGAACGGCGAAGAACCCTCTGCCTGTGACTGTAAAGTTCGCATTCTCGAATACCGCCTAGCTGAGACAGAGCGTGTGCTGAACTTATACAAACAGGGCTTTAATGAGCACCTATGTACGTCCTGTGAAAACTGTTGTGGAGACATAAAGGAAAGACTGTCCAAGGAGAACGACGCCCTAAAAGCCAAGCTCACAAAGGTGGTGGAGGGGTTGGAAGATTTGCATCGCATAACGAAATGCTATTGCAAACGCGGTCTTGAGCCTATTGGCAGTGCTGGATATTGTACGTGGTGTGAAGCCAAACAAACCCTCGCCGCTCCTGAGCGGAGCGAAGACTTGGTGGAGGAGAAGATCAAAGAGTGTGTCTTGGCTTTCACTCAGAATAAATATAACTACGGTGTAGATATCAATCGAAGACTCCGCGAACTGGTGGAGCTCGTTAAAGCTAATTCAAAACACAACATCTATAATATAGCAACGGAGATTATGGCTGTGTGTGGTGTAGATAAGGGTGACAGTGCTAGAGAGGCAATAAGGAATGCTGTTGTATCACGGATTAAACTACTGGGGAACTTGTGAGAAGGGTACAGGGACTTTACAACAATCACGGCTATGTACAGATACGTATATGGCCACAAGGAAAGGCCGTAAACCCTGCTCCTTACGTAGAGAAGGGATTTGGTTGTTGGTGCGATAATCACAAGGCCATAGCTGCCAAGCGCCTGCGCATTCTACGTGATGAAATAGATTCAGGTAAGTTCATTAAGAATCAGCAAATGCGTGTTATTACATTTGGCGAAGCTTGGGACATTTTCTTTAACAAGCAATATGTCAAGACCAATCGAAGTCCCGGCACTGTTAGGTGTGCTGTAACATTCGGGGCCATTTTTAAATCATTGTGGGGTAATGTGCCACTACATGAAATGACCCCTAAGCATATAAAGGAAGATTTGATAGATGACTCTACCGTAGGGACGGGGACCCTTCGTAATCGTCTATTTTCATTAGGACAGATGTTTACGTGTCTGGATAATTGGGTAAAGACTAAGGAGATAGATTCTATTAAGCTTCCTGAATTTAATCCAGTGTCCCCAATCGAAAAACCATCTTATAAATTCGTAGGAAGAAAGCATTTAGAGCTAGGAGAACTTCAAAGACTGAAGGAATGGTGTCTTAAAAACGATCCTGACCTTTGGGTAGCAGCTTACGCGGCTATGACAACGCTTTTACGCCATGGTGACTTAAACAAGGCCGCTGACAATGAGAGTCTTTATGGAGTTGCCTCGAAAACAGGTAAGGTGTTTCTACTTCCCGGTTCCATTACGAAGGGTATACACATAAAGGGATTCAGTTATAGATGGAGTAAGGCGCGTAAGGCCTGTGGCATAGAGTGGTTCCACTGGCACTGGCTGAGGGCTCAGGGCGGTAAGATTATGCGGCTCTTGGGTGTTCCTGAGACCACAGTACAAGAGATTTACCAGCATTCCACCGTGAGGCAGACCAGAGAGTACACGGGGGACGCTGAATGGGCTGCTCCAGCCATAGAAAAAGTACGTAATTATCTTGACAATATTATGAATGCAAAGTCGTGATCCAGTGTGTAATTTGGTGTGTAATTTAGGGGTGTCTCGACGGTAGTTATGCATTTTACGTTAATCAGGATTAAAAATAAAGGCCTTGACAACTATTCGTCAAATATGCAGTTTCGAGGGAGCCTTTTTTCGTTACATCGTGTAACGGAGTAAACCAGTCAGATTTCTCAGTTTTACCATTCTTGGTGTGTATTTTAGTGTGTGTAGATTTGGACAATAAAAAAGGCCCCTTTCAAGGCCCATTACTTTACGTATTTCTTTACGTATACTTTACTATAAACCGTCAACTATAAACGTTACATTTAATGTAACCTTATTGTATTGTTATTGTAATCCCTTCCTTACGCCTTCTCCACATTTGAATAATCAGCTTTGCTAAGGCCCGACGGCTTTTATATACTGCGTCAGGGCCTTTTTCTTGCCCTACCAGAATGCAGCCTAACGTGTCTTTGGAGGAATTACCAGCATGAATAAGCACACCGTCAAAGCCGGGAACATTGAGAAGGCGGGGACAGATACGGGGACCATGGGGCCTAGAAAAATGAGGAGACGTCGTAAGCACAACCTCATACGTTCCGGCAGGAATGGCGACGTGTGGCTTCTGACCAACAAGGGGATTTTCCAAGCTGAACAGCTCGCTGACACCATCTATAGACAACTCCCCCAGCGTGGAAGAGCTAGTAAAAGTCTGTCGTTCAAGTAGTAGCTTCATTTAATCTTAGGTGGTATTTTCCCGTGTATTTCTTCATAGCAGGAATTGAAATGTGTCATTGAGCCTTGGTATTCCTGAATGTCGAAGTTATGACGACAGGGAGCATAGGCACACCTATCTATAGTCCAACGCTTCCCGTTCTTTTGATCGTAAAATGTTTCGTGTGTATGTCTAAGACAATAAGGGCACTGAACACCGCTGTAAGTACGCATTAGAGCTACTCCCCATCGTTCCCACCTTTTTGTACCAATAACGCTTTTATATCGTGGACGTCTTGAGCTAGGCTTATAAGAGCCGTCTCAAGGCGTGTAAGTCGTGTGTTTGTAGACCATGCGAAGCTTACGGTGGACGTAATTACAAGCAACACAATGGCAGACAAGAAATGTGTGCTGAAATCGGAGATTAGCTTTGTTTTAATCTGTTTGATTTTTTTCATTTGGTTAGAAAGGTACGCGAGCACTTTTTACACGCTAGGAGACGGTGTAGATAGTCGTTTACAATCACTGATAGAAGAACGTCACAACAAGGGCATCTCATGAGGTGCACCACCTCGTACTACTGCGTTGAAACTACTGCTGTTGATTCTGCTGAGGTAAGTTCTGTTGTACTGACTGAAGAGGGGAAGAAGCCAGAGCACCCAGCGTTAACGGATTCGTTAGAGCCCCACGACCAACATCGTACGCTCCTCTAGCAGCTAACGTCCCTACGCCTGTTGCTATCGGGGAGTGTGCAATGGCAGCAAGAGTGCCTAATGCAACGCCTTCAGCACTTCCATGACCCAATAATGCACCTAATAGAGGACTGGCTAACATACTAGACCCGCGTAACGCATTGGCGGAAGTATTGGCATTCATAGGAAATAAGTTCATGAACGCTGAGAGGTTCTTTGCCTTTGACACTTCCTTTAGAGCAGCTAAAATCTTCGTTGTTCCTTCAGGGTCCAACGCATTCATATGATCTTCAAAAGTGTTTAAATCTTTAACAGTTTGGTATCCTTCCATTCCTTTGCGGATAGTTGAAAGCTTACTTGCGGCACGCCGCCCAGCAATTAAGTCACCCATCGTAGGCATATCAGCATTCTCAGGATCAGCGGCATAGTCTTTTATCTTCTGGAGAACGTCATCGTATACGCTCTGCGACCCACCTGTACCTCTGTCACCTGCTTTAGCAATCTGACGCATCTCGTCTTCTGTCAGTCCTTGCCCATTATTCAGCGTCTTATAGACGTCTCCTAACAAGCCGCCTGCCTCTTTCGGTGACATGGCGGTTAACGTCCCCATAGGGTCGTTAAATAGGGCCTTGATAGTTCGTTGTTTAGTTCCGCTAAGAATCTCACCAGCGGGGGCAAGTATCTTATTCACTCCCATCTTAGCTGTGTCGTCTATCGCGCTACCAGCTAGTTTCCCAGCTTCAGAAGAACCACCAAGAAACGTCATAGGATCAGAAGCAACTTGTGTACCAAGCGCTTGTGCAGCAGTTAGTGCTGGGTTATGGGATAACGCCGTAGCTTGACCGATAGGAAGTCCAGACACCTTGGAAGCAAGTGAAGTGAATAAAGGAGCGGGACCAAATCCCTGCTCTGCTACAGTGTTGCCTAATTCATTGGCTCCAGCAGAAGTAGACGCAACAATTCTACCGGGACTTTGAAGCGTTTGCATGGCAGCTTGAAAGGCTGACAACGCCGGATTAGAAGACGTAGGAGAGAGCGGCTGATTCGCCTGTGCCCCGCCTGTAGCTGCTTTAGCGGCCTGCTGTGCCACTTCCTGAGCCTTATCTAACAAACTCGCATGGGTCGTAAGGTCCTTAAACTGCGAGAATTCTTGAGGATCAAATCCAGTATTGTCGTTAAGGATTTCGTTAGATTTGAACCGCTTATAGTCTGCTGGATCAAATGAGTCAGACATTAGTAGCCCTCTTGGTGCATAATCGCATACACTTGTTTCTTACTAAGATTGCCGGGAGCCATGAGCTGATTGAAGCGTGTAGCAGGGTCTGGCTTTTGGCCGGGATTACTCATACCGGGATGCTGCATAGGAGCTCCACCTTGGGACTGTTGAGGAGCCATACCGGGAGCGGGGGCATTCATAACTTGCTGCACCGTGTTCCTACTAACACCGGGAAGCTGTTGTAACGCAGCCATTCCCATTTGACGGGACTGATTTAACACGCTTGAGTTAACATCCATCTCCCGCGTTAACATGTCTTGGAACTGCGGAAGGAAGCCAGAGAAATTAACGGGCTGTCTTTCGTTCGTTAACATTTCCATGAAATTGCCGAATTTGGATTTATAAGAATCCGGCAGGAATTGATTCATGGCCTCATTCGTAAGAACACCGGAAGGATTAATACTCTTACCCAAGGCAACGGCTAAGTCGCTTCGCTGACGTTGATCTGCCATTCCACCACTGGAATTAATTTGGTCAATAATGGCCTGTGCACGTTGTAAGGACGAAGAACGCTGAACAGCGTCAGAAGCGGCCTTCTGTGCAGCACCGGGACCGCCATACTGCAATAGAGTCTTTAACGCGCTCTGTTGCACCATAGCCTGTCTAGCTTGAGCCAAGGCGTCCATAGAATCCAGACGCTGACCATTAAGATTCGTTCCTAACATCTTTGACGGGACACTTCCGCCAAATGCCTGTAGAAGCTGTTGAGCGTCATTATCGTTTAAACGTCCACCACTAGCTGTCTTAATCTGGTCAACAGTAGTTAGAGAAGGATTAGAAGCTCCCATTTTAGCCATGGCAGCGGCCACCTGTCCTTCCTGACTCTGTTGTTTCTGCATAGCAGAATAGTCATATAAAGGCTTACCGTCAGCGTCCGTTCCAATAGGCTGTAACTGCATTCCGTTTGGAATATTAGACTGGTCAGGGATTTGCCCAGTAGCCAGAATCGGGGAACCAGAGTCGTGCATGATTGGGCTACCCGTAATGAGCTTACTCAAGAAGCTTCCCAATCCATGCCCCGGTGTCTGAGGCGTGACAGTCGTTAAATTGGTAGAAGGACTTCCTAAATGCTTCTTCATAATGGCCTGTGCCACAACATGCATAGCGGGATGAACGTCAGGAGACCCGCTGTCGTCAGAACTTCCCGAAGGAGCTGGCTGTAAGGACTGACTAGCAAGCTGTGAAGCATCAATAGATTGCTGACTCTGTTGACCTAATAGCTGAGAAAGTTGTAATTGCTGATCTGGTGTAAGATTAGAAATGTCCATAATTATTACCCTAACGCTCCTGCAAGACTGGCATAGTTTCCGGAAGACTGGTTGCTACCCGCACCAGGACTAAACCACTGTCCAAGTCCGCTACCCACACTATTACCAAATCCTCCTGCAAAACTCTGTCCTAGCGTCCGCATGAATGACGGCTGCATATCCTGCATGTTCTTAAAATAGTTGCTTTGTAACGCAAGCTGGTCTTGGAACTGAAGCTGATTCATAAATGTATTCTGAGCATTGTTCTGAGAAATTCCTGCCTGTTGCTGCATGTAAGGAACTTGATTCAGAATATTAGCCTGTTGATATTGGTATGGCGCTGACGCTCCACCAAACTGAATCTGGTTAGCCTGATTCTGCATTTGTAGATTGGCGTCGGCTAAATACCCCTGAGCCTGCCCTGCCAAATCCTTCTGTGCCCCTGCTAACGCTTCGTTCAGTCCGCCTGTATTTAGAAGACCCTGCGACTGAAGAGACGTAAGAATCTGAGGCTGTAAGCGATTGAATAGTTGCTGGTCGTAGTTCTGAAGGTATTGAGACGTTGAATCCAATGCCTGCTGACCCATCGTACGGTACTGATTGGCTAAATCAGTTGCTTGGGACTGCTGATTTTGTAACTGCTGAGTGGCGTAATCCTTCGCCTGCTGCTGGAAGGTATTTCCGACAAAGCTATTAATATACGTGTTGGGGTCTTGACTCTTCGTAGAACCGGGATTGGCTAAGTCATTCGTATTCGGAATGACGTACTGCGTAACGAATTGACTAAGCTCGTCTTGAGTAGGGGCCCTTCCAACAAGATTCTGGAAACTATTCGAGAAGTCAGTTGTTAAGTTATTGACCTTATCGGTATACTGGTTGAACCAATTTTGGTCAGGACGCCATGCCCAAGGAACCTGAACGTCAGACTGAGCGTGTTGAATAACTTGGTTATAAAGGTCGGAATTACTTTTTAAATCGAAGCTTGCCATAAAATGTGTTCCTTATTGCCGGGAGGCAATGAGCTACTAAAGACCTATCTCTTCAGCGGTGGGTTTTGTCTGATTCGCGTCCAGCCATTCAAGACCTTCATACGTGTCGCCACGTAAGTTCCATATTGCACCGGGGCGTATTTCCATGAGCTTGTTACAAATCTGTTCGACAGTCATAAATCCTCTTACGCAATTTCTTCTAGAATAATTACCTGCTTTCCTGAGACACCGAACGTTCCGGTAAGTGCAGCGTCGACACGAATACTCGCCGTGTAAGTAGTACTCGAAGTAGTTGCAGGGCTATCTATGTAGCTGTATGAAAGTGGAGCATGAACAGTCCCTGTTCCACTACCGACATCCATACGACCAAAACCGGTCGAGCTACCTCCACCTAAATCTGTTCCGCCACGATCCAAACTCCAAAACACGTTGCCGGTTTGTACGGCACTGTTCGTAATCATGGAACTGATTGTGACGCGGATACGATGAGATGAAGACGTAGGAGTTATGGAAGCTGCGAGATTAGTTAACGCAAACGACGTGCTCGTAGTTGCAAAGCTCGTTGTAGAAACAACCTGCACCGGGGCTTGAAATCCGTTATAGATGGTAGGAATCTGACCAAACGCAGCAGCATCAGAAGCCGCAGACCCGTTCGTAAGTCCAGTAATCTTATGGCTATTCATGCTCATGTTCGCTGTGTTTCCAGCACTGAGCATTATGTTCGCGTCTGCACCGGGGTCAGGAATTGTAAGCGTATGAGAGGATGAAGGGGCCGTAGAGGAAACCGTAATGGTGTTCGTAGTGCCTAGCACGAGTTGACCAGACACTTTGGCTATTGCGAGAGGTCCTGTCCAGCTCGCCGTACCACCGTCCAGTTGGTTTAGAACTGTGACGATATTTCCAATCTCAGCTTCCACCTGAGAACCATATGCCACTGTACCGTCTACAAAATGATAAGTTCGATTAAATAAAGACATAAGTTACCTTTTAAGCTCAAATACAACGAGGTTATGGTATGGAGAAGAACTGAACGCACCACCAGAGTTAAACGAATAACCAGCTTTATATGTGTGACTTCCAGCGGCAGGAGAAGACACCGTAGCAATAGCAAAGGCAATAGTCGGATTGCCACCCAGCCCTGACCAGTCTGATTCTTGGTTTCCACCTGCAATAGCACTATTATCTTCTGAGACACCGTACCTTACATTGGCTGTTCCACCAGACGTGGTAACAGCGACGGAAGCTGTAGCCAAAATAATTACAGGACCGCCCGTAGTGGTGATAGTCACAGTATCTAGAGTTGTGCCTGAGCTCCAAGCTGGTACGCCACTATTAGCGTTATTGTACTGCGTCACAGCATTGGCAGCTAGAAGCGACGTTGTCACACCACCTGTCCCTAGATTGGCTGCTGCTACACCCGTAGCAAGTTGAGTATTCGTAATAGTTCCACTCGTTATTTGAGAGGCCGTTATTGGATAGACAGCAGCATTTCCTGAAACGCTGGGGGCTGCAAGACTTGTTAATTGATGACCCCCCATGTTGACGTCAGCTTGAGGGAGCAAACTTGTAACTTTTACGTTTGTCCACGTCGTAGAGGCAGCATCAAGACTGTTTATCGTATTAACGATATTTGCTATTTCGCTCTCTACTTGGGAACCATAGGCAACTGTGCCGTCGGTAAAGTGGTAAGTTCTTGTTATTAAACTCATTTAAATTGTGCTCCATTCAGAGCCGTTGTAGACAACTCGTAGTACACCGTAGGCTGTGTTAATGACTTTACTTGCAGCACCATCTATCGTTCCAGAGGCGGGGGAAACTGTAATATTATTTGTGTTAGCATCTCCTTTCCCGTCCTTGACAATATAGACGAGGCCCGTTATCGGAGACGATGGAAGCGTAACTGCTGTAGCTGCGCCAGTACCTTTCTTAACAACCAGAACTGTTTCAAATCCAGCCGTAATACTTCCTGACGATGTAAATACGCGGTTCGTTAATGCAATCTTGTCCCACGTCGTAAGACCAGCGTTAGCATTATTAATCGTGTATATAATTGTGTTTAATACACTCTGAAGGTATACAGGATCAACACCTGTGCGGTCTGTAAATTGATAGGCAGGGGCTAATTGTACTGTCATATTATATCTGAGAAATACCTTGAGGAATTGCGCTTACAGCAAACCCTTCAATAACTGCTGTATTATTTAAGGTCGAGTTAGATAATTTAAATCGAACAGTCTTTGCGTCAAAGCTGAGTTCTTTCTGAACGGTAGTAAGACCGGCTTTTGCCCACGAAGACGTTCCCCATGTCATTGTTCCACCGGGTCCAGTCGTACCCCAAGTTGTCTGCGTAGGAGCTAAAAACATCTGAATGGTCGGAACAGACGTGGTGTCAGAACCGTCTAGGTAGCAGTCAATATTAATGGCCTGCGTAAGGTCCCCGGTTGTTCCCTTTAATTCAATCCAAGGCCACTTAGACCGGATAGTGGGTTTTTCTGAAAACATATCTCCCCAAATGGCGTAAGAACTAATTGCTGTTCCGTTATCATTTGTTCCGATGTCCTGCTGGTATGCCGTGCCTGCATAATCGGCTGTATAGGGTCTCCACGCGCCATTCGTCTGTTCAAATAATGCTCCACAAGCAAAACGGCTTGCGAAACTATTACGCGCCCACACAAAGTCCGTGGTGTAGTCCAGAACCCAACAAGTGTCTCCAGAATTCGTCTGAGTCATGAACACCCATATTTGATTCCGATCTGGATAATTAATAGCCCACACATTGTTGAGCGTAGACTTATCCATAGAGCCAAGATTTGTAATTGCCGTGTCACGACTCTGACTGATTGGATACCCAACTTGAACTGTGGACTGTCCATCGAAGATACGGGGCATTCCGAACTGGTCAACAAAGAAGACAAGTTCAACACCTGACTGCCGACGATTTGTAATAGGGGTAGTAAACTTAACAATGGACCTATGAGACTGAGTACCAACATTAGGGACAATTGGCGTAGGATTCTGTGTGAAGGGGAATACAACGCCAGAGCTATTGACCTGCGTAGGCTGGAAGGCTATTTGATAAATAGCATTTCGTTTGAAGGCATAAAGAAAAGTGTTATAAGAAACGGCTCCACGTAAATCTCCCCCGGTCTTCGGGGAAATGTCCATGTAGTTATTAGAGCCCAACATCGTAAAAGAGTTAGGGTTATTGACATCAGAAAAACGCATGCGGTCATATTGTCTTGTGGCACTTTCGACTGTTTGACCCCAAAACATGTAGCCTTGGAATTCAACGTTGAACAGAGCCGACGTAAAGGCAGGCGTTCCTTGAACCACCTGCGTAGCTCCAGAAGAATTGGTTTGCCAACAGGTGTTCGTGTCATCAGTCACACATACAATGTCATTAAGAATTGCGAAAGTGTTAAAGTGCGTGCTATCATTGGTAACCGTCGTGCTGTTGGTTATGTCTGTCCACGTCCCGTTAAGAGCTGACATGGAATACATCTTTCCGCCACACACTAACATGGCCTTATTCGTTCCACCAGAGAACCGAGCCATATAAAGGCCATTGCACGTATTAGCACTGACAGGAGAGGCATTCAGAGTTGTATAGCCATTACGCCACTGAATACCGCCAATTGGAAAATAATTAACATTCTGAGCATCGCGGAGTTTCGAGGGCCCGAGAGAAACGGAAGAAGATATAGTGTCTATCCCACCAATCGTGTTATAGACGTCTATAATATTTCCACTGAAGTTCTGTATTTGGCCTGTAGTGGTTGACATTATTAAATCCTGAAACTAGGACCGCGATTTGACCACAACGGAGTGCCTACTTGGTGTTTCGTAATCGAGCGGTCTTCAGCTTTAGCAGAGTCCCAAGCAGCCTTTTGTATTTGGTACTGAGAGCCCTCCCGCATATCGGGACTAGCACCTTCTTCACGGTAAATGGCACCTTCAATGATTGCCGTAGGGTATCGATACGTCATCTCATTGACATCGTTTGAGTTAATAAGAATCGGGTACTTTCTCCAACCAGCAACAAGAACGCCCCAGCCTTGATTAGGGGAGGGGTCTAAACGAATATTCCGTCCAAACTGTCTCGTAGACGTGTATGTAGCTCCAGCAGGAGCCACAAGAAGATTTTGATACAGAGTAATCGATGTGTCGCTCGTAACTTTATGCACGGTATACGGCGTAAGAACACCTGAAACTGCTCCCACAGTACTGGAGTCTCCCGTAATGGTAATGGTGTCCCCCGGTGTGACGTTGGCAAGCCAAGCTGTGCCGGACCCGGTTAGGACGTTTGAGTTAATAGTGCCTGTAACTGTTCCAGTCGAATACGTCGTAGCCGAGAAATTGGAATTGAATATATAAGCAGCCGTGGGTATACCACGATTGACATTAGGTGGTTCAACATTCCAATAGATTGGCAAGGCCGACGTATAAATAGGAACTAAGACATGGCTGACGTCATATAGCTCAGATGGAAATAGCCAATCCATCTTCTTCAGCTCGAAGTTCTTTCCTGACGCTGACGTACCTTTGTAGGCTGGTTCTATCGTCATAGCCGACGTTGACGTACAGGCCACAACGCGATAGAACATATTAGGAGCGTCATCATAGAACCTAATGTACGCACCAACATACGTTGTGGTGTCTGGAAGAATAGCAGAAGCAAACGTAACCGTCTGCGAGCCGTTCGTAGCTGTCACTGTCCCATTCGTCGTGCTGAATAAGTCCGTAACTTCAGGCAATAGATATTCACGTAGCCGGAACGACCACGGAAAACTGTCCCACTGTTCTTGGGCCGTTTCATTTATGAAGCGTTTAATACGTGTAGCGACAGTCGTATCATTTACGTTTTTATTTAAACGCGAGCAGACTGAAGTTACAAGATCGTTAAAAGTAGCCATAAGGCACTCCGGTGTAACTTAATTTACTTTGTAAAGAATCGTCACACCGCCGCTGTTTCCAGTGGTCGTATAAGACAGGCCGTTGTAAAGCCTAACGTTGTAATGAAACTCATTCGCGGAGTTCAACGTTACACTTGAAATCATTGTGTTAGGAAGACAGGAGAACGTGCTATCGTAGATTCCAATAATTCCACCTGTAGTCACGCTGGCAACTATAATTCCTCGGAAATCGCTATTGGCACCTGTGGACGAGACCTGAGCCGAAAATCCGTTTCCTGAAGTTTTATTAATCCACTTACATGTGTCATTTGTGGCAGTAAATGAAGACTGATTTATTTCCCTTGTTTCATCAAACGCAAAGGCCATCGAGGACATAGCCAACGACAACCCAAAGATAAGTAACTTTTTCATTTTGTTTTTTCCTTAAAGATTGGGAAATAATAAGGCTTTCCCTCGATTTTTTGTTCCGCAACCATCGCTAGAACGAACTTATGACCATCTGCTTCAAACGCACCCTGTGACGTGACTTTTGTGTAAAGAATGTTAACTACGAACAACAATAATGAAACTGCAACGGCTAAGAACGGACGTTTACGGAATTCGTCTTCAAGTTGTTTAATCATATGTAGAGGCGTCCCGTTTTACGTTTGACTTGACCGTCCGGTTGTGCTTCTCGGGAGAGAATGTCTTTGTAATGCGCTGAAGAAAGCTCCTGACCACCTTTAAGCCGTATCATGGCTTTGAATGTATTCGGTTTTAGATTATCGGGGCTATTTATGTAGGCCCTAAAGCAAGGCTCACATCGCTTTAAGAAATCTAAATCGTCAGACTCATTCTGACACACATCACACTTTTCCATTGCTTTCTCCGTTAAACTTTGTGTTCCCTTGCGGGGGAGCCCGTCCCGCATCTCGATATACGTCCTGTGTTCTTTTAACGTCTATTCAGGCTTAAACTAAAGGGAGCAGCAAAGAACAGTTAGTTTTTAGATTTGCGACTTATTTGCCGTTGATGGCAACACCGAACGTAGTACGATAATTCAGCACACCATAGATACAGGTGGCAACGTACAGGTCTCCGGTGTAGTCCGGTCGGCGCATCTTTTCAACACCAATCTGTTTCTGAATAGCAAGCAGGTAGGCATCTTTGTGGAACATCTGATTGACTTCGTGAGCTGAAGAAGTCGGGATGTTGTTGGTCCAATAGATCGTCACACCGAGACGTTCGCCAACGATACCCGTTTTAATGGGTTCATCAGGGACATACCGAGTGTTGATAAACTGTTCCGTCTTCAACCACGCAGCTTTGGTCTTAGGACCAATGACAGCGTAGCGTTCAGTGTCGGGGGCATTCGCCTGATCGAGCGCGAGTGCAGCCGCAACCCAGTCATCCAACGTCGGGTCTTGACCGAGCGTACCAACGGCAGAGTTCGTATTGCCACTCTGCAACGCCAGAACGTCAGTGTCGATCTGCAACGCAAGACCGTAGACAGCCTTCTCTTTCATCAAATCCGCAAACATATACTTGCTCTGCACGGTCAACATGTCGTCAACCAAGAAAGCTTCGTAATACCGTTTGTTGAGATTCAGCGTCAGGGAAGTCTGAGTGATGGTATCAATCTGAATCTGTGACACAGTGGACACAGAGCGAGACTGAGCCGAAGACATATTCGCCAATTGAGGAATGTTAACGGTGTCTCCGCCATCTTTAACGAATTCATCCATGCGTTTAACCAAACGCGCAGCGACGAGTTGATTTTCAACCGCCAACTGTACTTCTTTGCTCCACAGAGTCGGGTTAAAGACTTCTGCTGTTTGACCACTACCGCCTGTATAGGCGGCGGAACCAATAGCTCCAAAGCTCATGTTAGTTTACCGTCCTATTAATTTTGATCGCTTTGCAGGCGATATAGAATCTCCCAGTGCTCGTTAGAGCCGGGAGCTGCACTCATAGTCGCGTTAAGCCCGTTTACAAACTTAATTGAAACAGGGAACGTGAGAAGTGTGCTTGCAACACTATTCGCCGCCGTGTGAACCGACAACACGGAAGACGAGTGATTCGCCGTAGCAGTGTCCCGAAGCGTCACAAAAAGACTGGACGCACCGGCGCTGCTCGACACAATAACCCCAAAAATAACGCCCTTGCCTGTAGCGCAAAGAACATCTTGCGTACCGGAAGAGATACTCATATCACACACTGAGGCACCGGCCCAACGAGGGTCGATGACCTGAGCGTTCTGCTTATCAGTGGGTACTGGAATAGCCGAATAAGAGGCTGAAACCATACCCAAGACAAGCCCGAGAGAAAGGATAATCCTTCTCATAGTAGCCTCCGAGAAATTAGCCAACGATTTTGACTTCACCTTTGGCGATAAGTTCACGGACTTTTGCGTATTCTGCTAAAGACATTTTTTCAATCTCTTTGTTCGTCAACTGCTTTGCTGAACTGGCGGGAGCGGCAGAAGTGGAAGTAGAGATAGAAGCGTTAGAACCAATCGCCTTGAGCCTTTCAGCTTCAGTGGCGGCTTTGGCCTCTGCTTCTGCCTTCTTTTCCTGCTGTAGTAACTGCCATGCTAATTTTGCTGTCTTATCCGGCGTAGCACCTGAAATGCCCCGACGTTTGGCGAAGTCAACGACTTCTTTCCATCCGTCAGTATTCTCAACTTCGTCGGCGTCAACATTGAGCTTACTCGCCACGAAAGATTTAGCTTTTTCGTAGGAGACGGCTGCCATAATTAACGGTGTGGCGTGTTCCACAACTTTCTTCTGCAACAGAACATCAACAGGGTCGGCCACCTGATTACCCGCAGGAGTCGGGGGATTTTGCCTAGCTGCTTCTAGTTGCTGTCTTTTTTCTCTCTCACTTAGGAGGTCTGCTTTAATGCCTTTAACTGCACGTTCAAGTTCCGCGATTTGCTGCCTTGAAGCTTCAAGCTCTTTATTCGCGTCAATCTGACCCGTTGACGATTGGGTTTGAGCCTGACTATTTACATCACTCATTGATAAGCATCCTTTTTAACGGGACGATGTTCCCGAATTCATCGCGTTTCGTTTCTGCATTTCTTCTTGCTTCTTGCGAGCTAGTTCGACCACGCGAAGCAGGTCTAACGTCGCTCTGAGTCCACCACGACTTTGATTAACTTCGTCGGTCGTAGCTTTCTCGTTTAAAATTGTCTGTAAGTAGTTGAAGGCCTGCGCCCACGCTTCTTGCTCGTAAGATTTATACGCGGGGGTATTTGAGTACTCAATGACACGTAGGACGTCAGCTTTAACAGCGTCAGGGTGATTGGGTAGGGGCTTCATGCCAAACTTCAACATGTCCTTACCTTCGGTTGAACTGAATAACTTCTGTAAGCTAACTAGCCAATTCATTAGTGTTGGCCTCCCAACATTGCGCCTTGAACAGCATTGTTAGGCTGAGCAGCCATAGATGGACCAGTTTCTCCAGCCCTCATTGTGTTCATTGTCTGAGCAGGATTACGAGACTGTGTGAGTCCGGGGAGTCCCGGCTGCTGCTGAAGATTAGGGCCGGGGTCAAACACTCCTGACTTATTAAGCTGGAACTTCTCTGTCGCAGCCTTCAAGTGCTTCATCTTCATAATCATGAGCTGCATGGCCTTCTTCTGTTTGTCGTCCCAATCCTGATACTCTTCTGTTTCCATAAACTCGGCGTAACGTTCAAGGTGCTCATCGAAGTCAACACCGGGCATAGGGAGATAGTCACGTCCGTTTTCCAGCATCTCAATAACTTCACTCGGGCTAAGGGCTTCAGCTTGAGGCGGCTTAGGAATGGTCAGGTTAATTCCCATACCACGCAAAGTGTTGGTGAAGAGCTCATATGTCGTGGCGGGATTCATGGCAATGATGGGGTCCTGTCGGAACATCTTGAAGGCCATAAGCCATGTCTGCTGCATCATCTGCTGATCGAAGATGTTCTGAATCTCAAGCTTGAACTTCGTTTGAACGGAGAAGTCTTCACGGGACATCTTCTTGAATAACGGAACGCCCTTACCAATACCGACAACATAAAACTCTTTCGTCTCAGGGGCGCACTGACAATTCAGGTCCCACATGTGATTCAGAAGTTTCTCAATGGACAGCACTAAGCGGTTCAACGGATTGGAGAGACGAATAGACGCTCTCTGATTCATCGAAATAGATTCAGTGGCAGTCTGCTCACCGGACGACGGAAGTCCCTGAATGTTATCCGTGATTCCTAGAATGCGTTCGACATACTGAAGGAGTAGGCCTTCTTCCTGAAAGTAGGACTGACGAACGGCGGGCGTTGGTGCAAACTGCACTTCGCGTGGATCATCAACGGGGTAGAAATGTCCCGGCGTGATCTGAACGGCTTCAGGATTGAAACGGCCTCCGGCACGGTAGAAGCCGAACACTGTATTTTCCCAAGCTCCGGCATTGACACGGGCGTTGTGAATAGCTTCCCATTCGTCACACAGAGGGCGAATGGCTTTGTGAATAGATTCTCCTAATCCACGGCTATCAATAGGACGTGTTTTAATTTCAACAATGCGGCAGGGGGTCAGAGCAACACGAATAACAACACCTGTCTTAACTTCAAAGACAACCGTAATCTGCTCGAGCTTCTTGTCGTCATCAATGTCCTTCCAGAGATAAGCCTGAGCTAATTCAACAACCTGCTGGTCTAGATACCAGCCCAGCGTAAAACCGTCATACTGCTTGCGGGCTTGCTCAAGGGCACTCGTGTCGTCAATGAGCTTGTTAACCATGATTCCACGAAGCTCTTCAACTTGGGATGGAATATAGAAGGAGTCCCCGTCTTCACCTTCTTCAGCGAGACGTTTAACTTCAGACATTGGGGACTTCTTATATTTGAATACGACGTCAGTCTCTACGGCCTTATCAAAATCAGGGATAAACGGAGAGCGGTAAATATGCTCAGGGGAAATAGACTCAATCTTAATACCGTCAAATACAACTTTCTTTTCCTTCTTCGTCTTATTCCGTTTAACCTTCTTCGTCTGACCAGTCGGGTTCCCCTGATCGTCCAGAATCGGTTGTTCCTCTTCTTCTTGGTATTTAACGGTGTCATATTTAATTTGACGCTCGTAGCGCGGTTCAATGTAGGCTGTACCGAACTTCTTGTCTTTTAGGTCGGCGTCATCCAGAACAGAATAGAAATCTGCTTCGTAAGCGAGTTGGTAGGACAAATAGTCGGCGGCTTTATCCGCCTTCGATTTAAAATCTTGCGTAAGATAGTGAGGCTTAACCTTCGCCATATTCCCTTGACCGAATATGGAGTACATGTGGTTAGCATGAAGAGAGTCGGCGGCAATACGAGTAAAGATACAACGGAGATTGGCTGCACCTGCGTACGGAACGGGCTTATCCGGTGGTTCGAGATAATACGCCTTTAACGCCTCTGCCTTCTCATCTTCCCACTGAGCGCGGTCAGTGTATCCACGCATCTTCGTGAATCTATCAGAGAGCTCCTTACCAATCTCCGTAAGTTTCTCTTTGGTTAGACTGAGGTTGTCGTCGTCATTAACTTCGGACGGCTCAATTTCTTGCTTCAGTAGTTCGTATTTGTTTAGGTCAGCCATAGGTTATCCGTTAACGACAGATGTTTATATTGCGAATCGGCGGAAGAATTAAGCCAAGCTCTTCAATGCGGGAACGTTGTGGGGCTTCAGTCGGTTGATTAATTCGTACTGCGGAACTGTTGTTACTAAAACGGGGACGAATTGCTAAGGTGTATCGGACACAGTCGGGGAAGTCTTTAAGATAGTCGCGGGGTCTTTCTTTCTCATCCTTCAACGTATTCCCGTGCGCCCACTCATCCCACATAAAATTATTCATTGCGTGCCACGTCTGCGGGACGTCTTTTGTGAAATAAGCTTGAGGGCGATTAAAAGAATCTAACGGCTTACTCTTGTCGTAGCGAAGATATTCATGAACAACGTTGTATCCACCTTCAGAATTATCAGCAATCGTAAATGACATACCAGCATCTGAGAATTCCCGAAGGGTTGTTCGTGAAGAGCCGTACCCACTAATCTGTTTGTCGGCAGCGGGATCAATTAGACGTAAGAGCGTTCGTGCTCCGTGAAGCTTCTCACGCTCAGTAATGTATTCAACGGCCTGCTGTGCCGTGCCTTTAATTAAAGCCTCATCAAAGAAAACAACGGACTCGTGCTCATCAACATACGCCCACGTAACGTAGGTTCCTTTTCTTTGGTGAGGGTCAACTGTGCAAATGACGGGGTAGTGCGCAAACGGCTTTCGTGACTCCGGAATGTAATGTACTTGGTTGTCTAGTTCCACATATACCAAACCATCAAACTCCATAAACTGGCCCTCTTCACGGGCTTTGCGTTCGTGTTCAGGCCAGTTTGCGATAATAGCTTGCTTTTCTTTTTCAGGAAGATTCGGATTATCATGAATAGACACCTTGAAAACATCAACGTTTGGGTCGTCTGTCTTATTCCAATACTGCATCGCCCATGTCATTGAATACATCGGTGTAACGGTTAAGGCCATCTTTCCGCGACGAGAAATAAGACGTGTCATCGTTTCAGAGAAAAGGCGTTGCGGCATTTCTTCATCAGCCCAAACGAAATCCAACTCTACCGAAGCTGCTCCAGCAACGTCTTGGTCATAGGTCATGATCGATATGATTGATCCCTTTGCCCCATACAGTAAGTGGTTTCTAGAATCATAGGCGGTCTGCCACGACTTGCCACGTAACCACTTTTTAGGGACATACGTCTTTAAGAGCGGGATAATAAACGTTTCAACTAACTGGTACTTTTCGGTGAATATGCGAAAATATCCCGGTCGTGGATTTGGCTCACCTGTAAGAGGGTGTGTATAGAAACAAGCACGATAGATTAATTCCATCACTCCTGCTGTGCTTTTTCCGCTGCGGTTGCCGCCGAAGAAAATTCTTATGGGTTTTTGTGATTTATGAAACGCAATGTGTTTATTACTACACGGCTTATAGAAGCGACACCGCTCTTCTTCGTACCTACGTCTAAGCTCTTCAGTTGCCATGGCCCGCTGAATCAACTCTTCACGGGGTAGCTTCATCAATTCGTCTAGTATCGGATCATCCATTTGTTTGCTGGAGGTAGCTAATTGCTGAATTAATCGTTACTAAATCGTCTTTAAAATATCCGATACCAGAATTACACGCTCCACATAACAACCCTCGAACCTTTCCAGATACATGATTATGGTCAATAGATAGTCGTTGAGTGCGCCCGTTCTTCATACGAGTCTCTGGCTTATGACAGATTGCGCAAAGGCCCTTTTGGGTAATCACCAATTCTTTATACTGTTCGACGGTCAAGCCAAACTTCTTATACGCGTACGCGTTTTGATATGTACGAACTTTATTGCGATACTTTCGATATTGCGTCTTACCATTCACGTGACGCCAGTTACGAGTTATTTCGTTAGCGCGGATTCGGTTGGCGGCAACACATGATCGTTTCTTGTGGTACTCTTTCATACACGAACGGCAGGCTGTTCCAAATCCGTCCTTGCGGTTTTTATGTTTAGGGAATTCCGCGTAGGACTTGATAACGTGACAGTAACAGCAACTCTTTAAGTTATTTGTTTCCGGCGTTTCCAACTGGAGCGGGTCCTTGAGGCTTTAACCTCTGTGCTGTGGCTTTGCAGATGTTACACTGGTAAACGGCAGGGTTAGCTATTCCGTCTGTAATCTCAATCATCAGTCCAGAACAAAGGCCTTTCCAGCACTTCATTATTCGCCTTTGTATTCCGGCTTCACTTTCTCAAGCGTCGTACGGCCTTGTCCAAATGAATTAGAATCGGCGGGGAACGTCTCTTCCTCGTGGCCGGGGTTAACGTCTTTCTTCAGGGAGTTGCTGTCGTCTCCGTTGTTACGATAAATAGAGACGGCGTCCTTGTCTGTAAGCTCTTCTCCGCTATTCTTCTTCTGGTTGCCCAGCTCAATCTTATTTTCAGCTTTAGACGGCTGCGTATAATTGTCCATTAAAGACCCTTCTTTACGTGCTTTGTGGAAACGAAATTAGTTCCAAAGCGATTAAAGTCTTCGGGGTGGAACTGCTCTCCGTGTCCCATAGGAGCCTGAGAACCATGTCCTTTCGACTTCTCGGCTTTACGCGGCTGTGTCTCTAAATGCTTCGTCACTTCAGCCTTCGGCTTCTTTCCGCCATTCGTATACGCCTTAGCGGTTACGGCTTTCTTCGGTTGTAACGGCTCTTTCTTCATGTTATTCCTCGTTATTTAGCCAGCCGTTTAATGGCAAGCTTAGGGGCCTTAGCGAATAGCTGTGCGGCCTTTTGTGCTGCCTGCTTCACGTCAACACCTGTCGGCATGGCCGTTGTCTTTCCAAATTGGGTTTTACGTATTCTCGCTACAACAGGGCTTTGAGCCAATGGAACCTTTGTTGGCTTAATAGAGGCTGGCTTATTAAGCTTGGGGTCTATTTCATGTCTTCCAAAACTGCCTAACATATTCTTCATACAAGCCTCGTTTCTACGTGTTTGCCTTGCATATTAAGCTGTCTTTGCTTCCAAACAATAGCTGCTGCCATTTCAACGTCTTTACGCTCTATAGCGTGTTTGTATGCTTCTTCCAAATGAAATACGCATATACGCTTGTTTATGTCGAATCCTGAGCCGTAGCAATGTAGACAGGTGGAGTCAGCCATTAGAATGTTCTCAACTCAATTTTGACGTCCGTAGAAGTTGATTTATAGATACGATTAGGATACGAGTTTGTCATTTAGGCTATGTTGGTATTACCCACGACGACTTACGTTTAAACCAATCAATTGCATGGCCCTATATTTATCGCTAAAATTCAAATCAAATGCGTATTCACCATCTTCACAAAGAGTAAATTTAGAGTCGTTTAGTATCTTTTCAACTATGTGCTGGTTACGCCTATTCTTAATATCCACGAATACCCACAGATTAATTGGCTCACCGAGTTTGTTATAACGAAACTGAATATATCCACGTGGCCCGTTAAGCGTCTCGTCCTTCACTTTGCGTCTTGGGAATACTTCCTGAAGTTTCATATCCATCCTTTCACGCTGATTTCTAGGCTTTTACGGCTATTCTTGTGCAAGGGCAAAGGTACTTTTTAATATATATGGGGAGAGCTATAGGGGCCTAGCCGGGGTCCACCACGCCGGGCGCGTCTTTTCAATCTGAATTCATGAACAACATTTCTATAAAATTCAGCTCTTCCGTCGGAGAGACACGCCAATACACACTGGTATACACACTAACCGGCGGTTTCTTCGTCATTACCAACAATTTCAGCGTCGAGAACGTCTTTTACTGGAATTTTTAGACCGTCGCGTACACTCGCTGCAACCTTATCCGTACTCAATTCAGCGTACACATTTATATTAATCTTCGTTTCAGGTTCAAGGACGCGATTGGTATTCAGTATCTCAACGGCAGCTTTCCTTGCCACTTCTAAATTCTCTCTTTGCTTAACTAAATCAACCATCGTATGAGCAGCATTCGGCAACGCATTCTTTAAGTACTCTTTTGAAGCTGGTACAAAAGCATCTCTTATACGTTTATGATTGAGAATGTAAGTTACTCTTGATCTAGATATGCCTAGCGCCTTGCCTATTGCGTCATGCGTATCATTGGGATGATCCAGCTTGAACTGGACAACCTCTTGCATTCTCTTTGTTAAAGGCCGTTGTTTAGCTGCAATACGTTTCATTCTGTATTGATTTCAAATGCTCTTTGGCTATTTCGTCGAGTGATTTAGTGTCCATGTTATTTCGTTTAGACATTTAAATAGTGGTGTTAGTAATCTTTTTAAGACGTATTTACGCTGTTGACGTACTTACTGCCTTTATATACTGTCGTTTCTAGAGCTGTTTTTGACGTACCAAAAAAGAAATAAGGCTTTTGTTTGTCGTTGGCCTTTCAACGCTTCCTGAGAGTCATTAACTCCCCGTTGTTTTATTTATTCTCTAAACTTGGAAAAGAGATATTGTCGTCTTGAACTTGTGAGGATTACTCACGCTTCGATCTAAGTCGATCCATCTCTGAAGCTGAACTTGATACTCGGAGCCGTCAAGTCATGCGGCCAGTGAGTTGCGCTATCTTATTAAACAGTCGGTAGATGAACGTCCGGCTGACAGTTTTGCGGGAGAAAGAGAAACGTTGTTAGCACTACTGCCTTTATTAAGCTTGTGTAGCCTTCCTAACTCCATGCCCCTTCCTCTTTAGGCATAGAAAATTGCCCTTTTGTATTCTGTAAAACGAATATAACGTATTTAATTACTGCCTCTAATTCTCTATTCCTGCCATTCCGTATCTATTTATAGACGTTTATCACTTGTTACAAATAATTTACATACTAACAGCTAGAAAAGACCTGAGAAGGGACAAGAAAGGACTTGACATAGACTGAAACTGGACGTATACTAGACTTGAGGAGGGACCAATATGAAAACACTGAATCTCAGAATGCCGTCTACAGGATTCAAGCTTGGAGAGCTCGCTGCTAATTCGTTTGCTCTCAGCGTAAACACAAGGACAGCTGTTGGAATTGCCGGACTCCACGCCATTAAAGGCATTGCTAACACGGAAGGGCTCTTAGCTGAAGTACATGGGTTTGCCGTCAACGGACGTTATTATACTGCCTTGGGAGGGAGATAATATGACCCCTAAATATTGTGTTCAATGCGGCTATGAAATTATTGAAGACAGACAACCGGCGGGATTCTGTTCAGAAGGGTGCGCTGATGTGCATTTCAAACTACATGACGTGGAATTTGAGAGAGCAGAAAGAGAATTAAGGGGACATGCTAATGACAAAATTATATGAAGTGTATGTCAACGGGTCGTTAGCGACACGGACGTTGACGTTGCATAAGGCATCAAAGCTCATGGAGAAGTTCCCCAAAGCCCTTGTTGAAGTTTATAAAATACAGGACGTTCCGCAGACGGTGTTAGTGACAAGACGCGAGCCAATACAATAATGAAAAGACTTGAAATAGTATCACTTTAGACTAAGAAAAGACTTGACATAAGTCTGTTAGCGTGGTAGACTGTATCAGAGAGAAGTAAGACAATGATTACGAAAAGGAGGCCACGACCATGAAAATAAATAATATGAATTTCTCAGATGAACAACTCCAGATGATTCGAGTAGCGTCACAGCTTCGACGTGAAGCGGCCATGGAAAATGATGAAGTCGTCGAACAACGGAAATGGGAAGCGATCATTGTCAAGTTCAATCTCATAACGAAGATTGTTTAATGACCACGAAAAGGAGAAATTAAAATGAGAACTACACGATCCGAAGTAGAAGCGGTTTTTAAGTTGTGGGTGTCCGCCGTTGGCGGAAGAGTCGCTAAGTCTTATAAAGATGTGGGCGCCTATCGCTTAGATCATAATTCTATTTATGGTGGATATGGAATAGAGCGGATTCGTAATGAACAAGGTGGCGTTTCCGCTGTAACGGGAGTACGTTTATCCGCCTATCCGTTTGTGTGTTCCCTACGTGCAGGGATGAGAACTATTGAAGAATTGCTGATGAATACAAAGTCTCCTAGCGCGGCGGAAAGAGGATGATATGAAAAAGATTAAATTGAATAAAAGCCTTAAAAAAGAATTATCAGCGATTGGAATTAATTTATTGAATGTGATTCATTGTACCTATTACGTTTGGGATGGTACTCCGACGCATATAGATAGAGGTATGTATGTACATTGGTTTGAATTAGATAACGATTATGTGAAAGACTTTCAATATATAACGGAGGTTAAATAGCCATGAAATCAAAACGAGCGAGAATGTCTGTGACGAGCGAAGCTACAAAATTAATACAGGAGGGCTATAGCATGTCCAAACCTGAGGTGAGGCCTATGCGGAATGAAATGAAGCATACCCCGACGCCGTGGACATTGCAAAAGTTCTCTAGCGGATATGAGATTGATGGAGCGAATGGTCGCGAAGTGTTGACCATGTGGAGCAATACGGAAGATGCTGACTCAGACGCCGCCTTTATCGTCCGCGCCGTAAATGCACATGAGGAATTGCTAAGCCTAGTTCAAGCCATAACTGAAGGTGTGGAGATGAATTCAGAGTTTATCAGAGCTTGCGAGCAAGCCATCGCCCGCGCGGAAGGGAGAATGAAATGAAAACCTTCATTACTAGTGATGGTAAGAAAGTTAAAGGCAAACAATTAAAAACCGCTTTAGGAAAAGTGGCTGATTTTTGGGTCTCAAATGCAAAAGCTGTAAGAGTCGAAGATGCTTATGCCGATCACATTACAGAGGAAACAAAAGAAACTTGCTTACAACAACAATTAGAACAAGCTGAAAGAATTAGACAAGGTATTGAGCCTATGGGCTTTTGGTTATGGCAACGAGTTAATCAAGAGCTAACTGGTAAGTGTGTAGCCTTTTTTGCGGAGGGGAAATAATATGGGATTTATTGAACTGTCACCGATGGTAGACTTTTGGTTTACGGTTGGATTATGTATTTGGGTGGCGATGCTATGACTGACCAAGAATTACTAGAGAAAGAGTTTATAGACCTATGTGTTGCTATTAAGCGATTCAAGAAGTTAGCTCGTAAAATATTAGGTGAATCGGAGGGTATATGAAACGTCTCTATGTCCTAGCCTTACTGCCTTTACTCTCAGGATGTAATGAATGGCGGAAGCTTACAGGCAGCAACGACACCATCATTAATCAGCCTGTGACTGTCACGCCGGGCGCAGGGGACTTACAGCACAAGACATTTGTTACTCATGATGGACTCACTATCTATTCTGATGACAGAGACTACCACGAGACACCTGTTAAAATTCAATTTACGCCGCTGAGTAGTACCTCGAATATAACGGTACGCGCAAGCGGAACCGTCACAATCCATGCCTTTGAACCCGAGAGCCCAGCAGACATTACGCTGTACCGAGACGGATTAGACTTGTTGGACGACAACACCACCACAAGACCTTATCGCCTATTGTCGGGAGCCTCAGACTGTAGCTTTGAGCCCACAAGATGCGTTGTTGAGACTCAAGCGCCTGTGTCCCTAGAGTTTACCGAGAAGTCGCCCGGAGCTGGTAGGACTGTGACCTATGCCGTGAGAGTACGTACCGGAGACGCGCCGCCTTTACCTAACCTTCCGCCGCGCTATTCTGTCCGGTGGGGAGTGTCAGGGGATACGGGTCTCTACTCAGAGATTAGTATTGAAGAATGGACGGAGTAAGCCATGGGGATTATTGTTTCATTCGAGAAGCGTTACTGCGGCACCTGTCAGAAACAGCGTGTACATGAAAGGCTGGAAGACGTCGCCGTCTGTGTAGCCTGCTATGCCCTGCCGAGTGTCATTGAATAGTTACGTATGCCGAAGCGATATAAAGAGGCGGACACCCCTAGGCCCTATTGAGGGACAGGAAGTTTGTCTGTTTTTACCGAATATTCCACCAGCCATCTGATTGCCGTAGCCCTATCAATACCGTAGCGACTACAGAGGTTATCAAAAGTTGTTAGGGATTGTTTTTCAATTCTAATGGACGTAGGACGTAAATCGCGTTTCTTTTTGTCTCTCAAAACCGATTCGCTTTCCCTTAACAATTCTTTCGCTTGACATAGCTTTTAGTTGTGTTAACCGTAAGTGATTCGGGGATGTAGAACGATCCCCTATTGCCCGAGGGAGGTTACAATAAATGAAAGCATCAATCAAGTTTTTTCCATGCAACGACAGGACGCTCATGATTGTATTCGTAGCAAAAACTCCTATATGTAGGGTACGTCTTAGTGAGACGGGTTTAATGGTAATTTACGACCGTCTCCAGACCCTTTTACAGGCTCCTCTGTCTCAGCGTCGTATACCGGAGTAGCAGCTCCCCACTTCTTATTTTCTCTGGTTTCGTCGGATGAAGGCCACGGTATACGTCCTGAGTTAATAACCTCGATTAAAGCCCGCCTAATGATGAAGTTAGCGCTAACGTCTGACTCCTGAGCCATCGACGTAATCTTAGCCCATAGCGTCGCTTCAATCACTAAACTTACATGCACTGTCTTTCCTTGCTTTTGTTTTGGTTTCATATTTAACCCCCAGTAGAAGTATATCAATCTTATCTCAGACTTGTAAATAGTTTGTAAAGGGTCTACTTTAGCCCTTGCATTTTCTACAGACTCATGATAAGTCTATCTTGAGTGTGTTACGGGAGTGTTTCGGCTGTGTTAAAAGTATGTAAATAATTCGTAGCGAAAAATTGAGCCGAAAACACGGCAACTTTCTATACCTAAGAAGGAGGGAAGATGACGAAAAGATCGCTACTTAAACTTCTAGGACGTCTTGACCTAAATGAGGGTATACAGCTTTGCAAGTTATGGGAAAGCGGTAATTTTAACGGTCTTTATTGTAAGCGGTGCAAAACCGTAAAGGATAAAGAGCAGTTTCCGCAACGAAGAATTGGGTGGTTTCCATGTAGCGAATGTGTAGCGAAAGGAAACTAGATGAATAACCAATGGCGCGACAATGCAAATTTGATGGTCATATGGGCAGATGGATCATATGACTCGTCACGTAAATGCGATATGTGTCGAGGAATTAACTGCCCTACACCACTACATGAGGACCACTATAAAGAAGTCGGTCAGGCACAGTTTGAAATCGAAGACGCAAATGCAAGTACGAGCGATTTAGAAATGACAAGGGGTTATTGGGATTGGATGCATACCAACCAGCCGCACGGAAGTTTCCATGATCACGACGGCGATCTAGTTACACCCGAGTCAGCATTTGCAAATCCAGATAGTTTAGCGGAAACACCTGCCCGATCTTCAGGAATTACTGAACAACAGACGCAATGGCTCGAAGAAGCTCGACAATTATTAACAGATAAGCAACGCGAAGTGTGGGACTTAGTAATGCGTGAGCAAATGCCCCAAGTGATTGTGGCGGCGCAATTAAAAATTGATGCCTCACAGGTCGTTCGTCGTTTAGACCGCGCAAAAGAACGGATTGAAGAGTATTTAAGGAGTAAGACAGACAATGACAATCCCGCTTAAAGAATGTCCCGGATGTGAAAAGAAGTACCGGCCATTCTACCGTGAGCAGATTTACTGTGACAAATGTCGAGACGGTGGAAATGAGTATGACCGTGACTGTGAAGACCTTAACTTTAGAGGCTGAGAGGAAAATATGACTACTTACAACGTTCATCCAGAAGTGCGACAAGAATTTGTACGTCAGTTATTTGAAGTCTCTAAGAAGAAAACGTCATACGACATTGCACAGGATGAGGCATACGTTAAGACATGGAACAAATGCTTGAAGGAAACTAATGATTTCCTTTCGACGTACTGTCCCGCACCTTCTCCAGATGCGTTTGAACTTATCGAACGCGAATGTCAGCTACAGGAAGTTATAGAAGAGGAGTATGAGGACGAAGAGGACTATTAAATGAATCTTGACACTATTAAACGTTACTTAACTGTCTTTGACTTGCCGTCAGGATGTGTTTTGGGAATCGCGACACTCACAATGATTGGTCTTATGATTGCGGCATTTATCTGTAAGCGTCCGATTGATTCTAGTATTCAAACCGTGTACGCCGTAATTTTGGGCGCGTTCGCACTACATAAAACGTCGACGGCTATCGCATCTATTACGACAAAAACTACAGAAAGTACGGACCCAAGCTAATGGCAATGGTAAACGCGAAACAGATAAAGCGACTGATCGCAGAGTTGCGTAAACAATTAGGACGTGAACCGACGTTTGAAGAATTTCGGAAGGCATTACATGGAAAACAATAAAAAGTACTACATGGGTGTGCTAGTTGTGGTGTTTGTGTTGGGTCTTTGCTTACGGGCTTGCTTTCAACGGACTCCGCCGACAAATCATCCAACAATGTCAACGGACTTTCCATCTACTGACACCGTAAGAGTCGCTGTCAAAGATAACGTGCTAGAAGTACAAACGCCAAACTCAACGGAATATAAATACGTTCCCGAAGAGGGTCAGGCTGTCATTGATATTAAACATGATCCAGCGCGTCCTGTCATTACAGTCACGAATAAGGGATTTACAAGGCAGTTTGGTGGAAGTGTGTTATTTGCTGACAAGCTACGTATTGGTATCGATTGCGAAGGATTCTACTGGAATCGGTTTGGAGTACTCGGCGGCCTTGGACTTGCTTCTAATCCGATTGTGGTTGGGTACGTGGGTATTTCCTATCAACTGGATCAATTGAAGCTGAACAATACAAGTCTTTGGCTAGGTATGACGACAAAGAAGGATATTGCTGTTGGCCTTCGTGTGGCCTTCTAAGAAAGGGACGATATGAATATAACAAAAAAGTGGCTTTTAAAAAATAATGCCTGTGATGGTGGTACTAATTGGTTTCTTTCTCAGAAAGAGTCTGAGCACGGGAAGGTTATCAAAGCACTAATCAAAGAAGGTAAGTACGAGTGGGCTAACTGGACAATCACAAAACTAATGACTCATACACAGAATGTTCAATATGCCTGTTACGCAGCAAAACAGAGTCTTCATTATTTTGAAAAGCGATTTCCTAAAGATAGACGACCTAGAGAGGCTATCTTAGCAGCCTTGAAGTGGGCGAAGAATCCCACGGAAATTAATCGGTCGGCGGCGTGGTCGGCGGCGCGGTCGGCGGCGTGGTCGG